CGGTATCCATTACGTTGAACTTCGGCAACGGTGCGCAGCGCACCGTCAACGGCGCGGTCATCGACCAGGCGTCAAAAGACCCTCCGCTGATTGACGGCGATGTCGAAGACGCTGCATGAGCGACGATACCCAGAAGACCTACAACGCGCTGCCGACGCTGGCGGACTTCCACGCCGGCGACGAGCCGCAGCGGTTTGTGCGCGGCCCGGTGTCCTCGGGCAAGTCCGTGGGCATGGCTACCGAGATGGTTCGCCGGGCTATGGAGATCCCACCCTACCCTGATGGGGTCCGGCGCTCGCGCGCCGCCATCGTCCGTAATACCCTCCAGCAGATCAAGTCTACCTGCGTCGTGACGTGGCGTGAGTGGTTCTCGCACATCACGCACTATAAGGTGTCAGACCAGACGCTCCAGATACGCTTCGGCATGGACGACGGCACGCGCGTCGAGCTGGACATCCTGCTGCTGCCCCTGGACACCCCGGACAACGTGGACCGGTTGTTGTCGCTGGAGCTGACGTTCGTCTGGGTCTCAGAGTTTCGCGAGGTGCCGCTGGAGCTGGTGCAGGCGGCGTTCTCGCGCTGTGGACGGTTCCCGTCGCGCATCAATGTGAAGGATTACTGGTTTGGGCTTTGGGCTGAGTCCAACTCGTTCTCTATAGACTCAGAATATTATGAGTTCTTGGAGTTGAACAAGCCGGCCGGGGTGGGTTACTGGGTCCAGCCCGGGGCGCGCGAGCCGAACGCGGAGAATCTGGAAAACATCGCGCCGAACTACTACCAGAACCTCATTGAGCTGAACTCGGAGGCGTGGGTCGCGAGCTACGTGGACAACAAGCTCATGCCTAGCCTGTCTGGGCAGGCAGTGTTCTCGCAGACGTTCGACCGCGAGTATCATGTCGCCGAGCACGAGTTGCAGCCGTTGTGGGGCGCGAACCTTATCATCGGCCTAGACGTGGGGCGTAACCCAGCGGCGACGTTCGGGCAGGTGGACCCAACGGGGCGCCTGCTGGTGCTGCACTCGCTGTATGCCGAGAACATGGGCATCGAAAAGTTCATCCAGGAGGTCCTGCGCCCCGTCATCGCGCAGCGGTTCCCTGCGCAGATGATGTTCGCGTGCGTGGACCCCGCGGCGCGGCAGCGCTCGCAGATCGGCGAGAAGTCCGTCCTAGAGGCTATACTGGAGGCTGGGCTCAACGCCGTGCCGGCGTCCACGAACAACATTGATCCGCGGCTGCGTGCGGTTGAGGGGTATCTGAACCGTCGGAACGGAATACTGTTCTGCCCCGTACATTGCAGCGACTTGATACTAGCGATGCAGTATCATTATCGGTATAAGCGCAATAAGACGAGCAAGGACTTAGACGAAGTGCCTGACAAGACACACCCTTGGTCTGATCTAGGTGACAGTCTCCAGTATCTATGTCTGGGTGTACAGTCCCGGGCCATGGCTATGCAATTCCGCCGCGCTACGTCGCAGCGTAGTTATGTGCCGGAGCCTTCTAAGCATGTGTGGTGAGCGCAATGCCCGGGTTGATTGAAGTCCTGTCCAACGATCAGCTTGACGCGCGCGAGCGCGAGCGGGCGGCGCGAGATGATGCCTTTGCGCAGGCGCAGCAAGACTGGTCAGAGCAGTTCTCGGACCAGATTGCCGCGCACGTGCGGCGCCGGCACGAAGAGTTTGACCGGCACTGGACATCGACGGGGCTTCGTGAGCGGATGCTCGCGGCGATGCGCACCTACAACGGGCAGTACACGCCGGAGGAACTGGCGGCGTTCAAGCAGATGGGCGGCTCGGACGTGTACGCACGGCTGGCGGCTATCAAGTGCCGCGGCGCATCGGCCATGCTGCGCGATGTGTACCTCTCCGGCGACCGTCCGTGGAGCGCAAGCCCGACACCGGTGCCGGCGCTGCCGGAGGATATTGTCGAGCGGGTGAACATGCTGGTGGACATGGAGGTTGAGTCGATGGTCTCCGCCGGGCAGGAGGTGCCGCCGGAAGCGGTCGAGCAGCGGCGCGACTCGTTGTTGCAGGAAGCGCGCAGCGCGGCAAAGCGCAAGGCGAAGAAGGCCGCCGCGGCGCTGGGCGACCAGATCGAAGACATCCTGCGTGAAGGCGGGTTCTACCGTTCGCTGGCGGAGTTCATCACCGACCTGCCGATTTTCCCGTTGGCGATAGTCAAAGGCCCCGAGGTGCGACGTAAGCGCATCGTGGTGTGGGAGGACGGCCTGCCCATCGTGCGCAACACGCCCATGATGACCTGGCAGCGCGTATCCCCGTTCGACATCCGGTGGACGCCCGGCGCCAAGTCAATCGAAGAGGCGGATGTCATCGAGCGCATCAAGCTGCGGCGCAGCGACCTCCAGGCCCTGCTGGGGGTGCACGGCTACGATGATGAGGCGATACGCGGTGCGTTGACTGATTACACGCACGGGCACTACCACTTCTACGAGCCCGGCGAGTCGGAGCGGGCGAACCTGGAGGACCGCGAGAGCCCCGGGATGAACTACTCCGACATGATTGACTCGCTGCTTTTCCAGGGCGAGATTCAGGGCGAGCTGTTGCGGGCGTGGAACAATGGCGAGGTGGCGCGGAAGATCAAGGACTTCGACCCGGCGCTCGACTACGCAGTGAGCGCGTGGATTGCCGGGCGGCATACCATCAAGGTACATGTACAGCCCAACCCGCTGCGCCGACACAACTACTTCGCCACGAGTTTTGAGACGATGCCCGGCTCCGTCGCTGGGCATGGGCTGCCCGAGGTGCTGAGCGATACCCAGCACGTCGCCAATTCGGCGTTCCGGGCGCTGGTCAACAATATGTCCATCTCGTCCGGCCCGCAGGTGGTGGTGAATGAGGATCGGGTGTCGCCATCGACCAACCCGGATAGCATCTATCCCTGGAAGCGGTGGCGGTTCCTAAGCGACCCGCACGGCGTTGCTGAGCGACCCATCGACTTCTTCCAGCCGTCGTCTAACGCCGCAGAGCTGATTGGCGTCTTCGATAAGATGATGGCGCTATCCGACGAGGTGAGTGGCATCCCGCGCTACCTGACCGGTAACCAGAACGTTGGCGGCGCTGCCAGCACGGCGTCCGGGCTCGGCATGTTGATGAACAACGCCTCGAAGGTGTTGCAGCAAGTGGCGTCACAGATTGACACGCATGTGATTCAGCCGCTGTTGGACCACATGACGTTCATCGCTATGTTAGCGGACGAATCCGGCGCGTCGTGGGGCGACGCGCAGATTGTCGTGCGCGGCGTAACTATGGCTATGGCGAAAGAGGCCGATCGTCAGCGGCAGCTTGAGTTCCTGCAACTTACCGCTAACCCGCTAGACTTTCAGATCATGGGTCCGACGGGCCGCGCCAAGATACTGCGCAGTCTTGACGACAATCTTGGGTTGGGCGAAGATGTGGTACCAGATGACGAGACCATCGAAGCGGCTGCTAAGCAGCAGATGATGGTGGAGCAGGCCGCCGCTGCGCAGGGCGGGCAAGCGCCAGCCCCCGGTCCCAGCGACAGCCGGCCGAACAGGGATCTCGACAACGCACAGCGTACTCGGTCGCCGCAGGCTATCCAGCGGCAGGCAACGCCTTAGGAGGCACACACATGAAGCTGAACGGCGGTACATACTCGAAGTCCAATTCGGGCAGCAAGAACGAGTTTACGCCCAAGGGCAAGGGCGGCATCGGTCACGCTGGTGGTATTGCCAGCTCCAAGCCGTCGAAGGCCAGCGTCACGCTGTCCACGGACCAGCACAAGGCGCAGATGCGCAAGCCGTATCTGAGCGGCGGCTCCGGCAGCGCAGCGGTGTCCACGCACAAGAAGTCTGGCGGCCCGAGCTTCGGCACGTTTAAGTCTGTGCCCGGCGGCACGTGGCGCCCCACTGAGAATCCGAAGGTGGCCTGATGAAGAAGCGCAACGCGTCCTGCAAGACGCCGGCGGGGTACACGAAGACCGACGAGATGAAGTCCGCGGTGCCGCTGCCGCCGGCTGGTCGGCCTTCTCTCTCCGGGCGGCGCATCAAGGCGTACCCCAAGGGTGGTTGACCGCGAGCTCATCCAGACCGCCGCAGCGCGG